AACCAAAATCTTGTGGAAGATAGACGATAGTTATGGAACACAAGGAACACTAGAGGACTTTTTTACATGAAATATTTCAGATACACATTAGACGACCTACAGAAATCAGCAGATAGAAAACTATTTACATATATTTCATTCTTTGCTGGTGGTGGTGGTTCATCATGTGGTTACAAACTATCTGGTGGTGATTGTAAGTTTGTGAATGAGTTTCAACAAGTTGCAGTCGATACCTATCTTGCGAACTGGCCAGGTACACCACACATATGTGGAGATATCAAAGATGTGACAGGTCAAAAGATTATGGAGATGACTGGTATAAAAGAAGGTGAACTTGATTTACTTGATGCAAGTCCACCATGTCCACCTTTCAGTATGTCTGGTACAAAACAAAAGGGTTGGGGTAAAGAGAAAACTGCATATGGTATGAAACAAAAGAATATAGAGGACTTGACATGGGAAGTCATTCGTATAGCTGGTGAGATGAAACCGAAGGTTATTGTATGTGAAAATGTAAAGGGTCTTACTATGGAGTATGCATCTGAACATCTTGCACGAATGGTTAATGATTTTGAAGCACAAGGATATACAGCTGTCTATAAAGTACTCAAAGGACACGAACAAGGTGTACCACAAAAACGTGAACGTGTGTTTATCGTATCGGTGCGTAATGATGTATTAGATGATATCGGTATGCCATTCATGTTATTGAGTGGTTTGTTTCCAGAACCAGAAAAAGAATTTGTAGACATTCGTGGTGCAATCGGTGATTTGCAGTTAGATAATGAAAATGCAAGTGAAGCACATGAGTTAGTAGAATCAATGAAGAAGGGTGCAAAGTGGAAATGGTTGAAACGATTGGAGAAGAACCCAGACAAGGTAGTATCTGTCGGTGATGATGTTGTTGGGCCATGGTATGATAAGGTAATTGCACATAGGGTGAAATGGGGTAAGAGTATACCAGAAAAGAAACACTCATTCTTTCAATCAAGGAGAGTGCCTTGGAATCAAGCATCACACACATTATCAGAACAAGGATTAATGACAAGTCTTGCAGTCCATCTACACCCAGAAGAAGATAGGGTGTTTACAACCAAAGAGGCATCTCGTATTATGACATTACCAGAAGACTATATTAATACTGGTACATTGAATGAACAACTTGCAAGGATAGGATTAATGGTTGCACCTATCTGTATGAAGTATCTTGCAGACGAAATATATAAACAAGTGTTGGAGCCGTACAATGAAGTACATAAATCTAAAGACTGACTTAGGTAAGAAAGAAACTCTAGACAAATGGAAGGGTAAGTTTCCAGATGACACTTCCTATGAACAAGTCATAAGAGTTACGGAAGATACTGCAATTATGAAACCAGTCGTATCACTTGATGGTTCAGACGTACCTCTTGCATATATCATAACAAACGCATATCCAAATGACACAGTACGAGATACACTCACATCAATCGAAGACACATCTACCATGAGAGCCAACTGTAGTGGCCCTATAGATAAGGAAGATATGAAGAAGAAGGGATTGATTGAGGGGGAACACTATAAACTCAGAACACCAAATAGTTACCATGTAAAGACAAAGACTGGTGGTTGGGGTATGATTGCCTATGCGAATGAAATACATTCTGTTATGATAGGATATAAACGAGGACGATTTACTGGTGCAATAGACAGCTCAGGGTGGACAAAGGATAATCCAGAAAAGTTTGAAACACTCAAGGATATATCCAAATATAATGAACTTGCATTTGCAAAGGCCAATAACGACATATACAACAAACAAAAGACATTCGCAGAGAGTTTTGTCAAACCAGAACACCGAATGGGTATATTCAGCACCTATAGTGCAAACAGATATCATAGTGGTCAGTCTACCAAGATGAGTTTTCATGTAGATTCAGGAGATACCGAGATGGGGTTAACGTCCATGTGTGTATTTCGTCAAGGGGATTATGATGGTGCATTTTTGACATTCCCACGATACAATATTGCTATAGACGCACCAGACAATAGTGTGGTAATCGCAGACAGTCTAGAAGTACATGGTGTAACAGAGATAACTGGTAATGGAGAACGCTTTAGTTGTGTGGCCTATATGGATAATAGACTTGCGACCATAGGAACAGCAGGTAAGAGTGAGAAACTCATAGGTAAGTATGCAAAAAAAACAAGTGGTAATCTAGAGGATTTTATATGAAAATTGTTATCACAGGCTCAAAAGGGTTTATAGGAACTCATGTAAGAAACTCTTTAAAAAACCATAAAATTATTGAGTGGGATACTAATATAGGTAAAGATATAAAAGACTTTACCTTAGAGTCAGATACAGATTTTGTCATACATTTGGCTGCACTAACTAATGTTAGAGAATCAATTCAAATTCCAAACGAATATTGGAAACAAAATGTTGAGTATTCTAAAAGAATATTTGATATATGTAAAGATATTCCAATGTTATATGCATCAACATCATGTGTTAATGAATGGTGGCGTAGTCCTTATGGAACTACAAAGAAAGTTATGGAAGAATTTGCATATGATGGCCATATTGGTTTGAGATTTACAAATGTTTATGGTGATGGAGCTCCAAATTTTATGTTGACAAGTCGCCTAAATAATGGTAATGTAGAGTATAAAACTAATCATATTAGAGATTTCATTCATGTAAGTGATGTTGTTGATGTGGTAAAGTTTTTTTTAGAACAAAAAGATAGCTATCTTTTTTTAGAACAAGAAACTTATGATTGCGATAGAGTTTATGAGGTTGGTTCTGGTGTTGGAACTAAAGTATCAGACTTAATAGAAAAACATGGTTATGATGTTCCACATAAAGAAAGTGATGAATGTGAAATGATGGATAATACAGCAGATATATCTGAACTACTTAATATAGGTTGGAATGGCCCAAAAGTGTTTATATGATGGAACTAGTAATACCAACATTTAAAAGATTAAATTCTCAAATTACATTATCTAATATTCCAGATAGTTTATTAGAAAATGTAACATTAGTTGTGCAACCACAAGAAGAAGTAGAAGCTAGAAAAATACATCATAATATTTTTGTAGTGAGTGGTGACAATATAGGTTTTGCAAAAACAATAAGTGATTTAACTTATGAGTTTGCTGTTAATAGACAATCAAGGTTTTGGATATTAGATGATGATTTAAAGTTTATTCGACATTATGAAAAAGATGATGGTAAATTAAAAAAAGAACCTATGATTGAAAAAGATTTTGTTGAGGTTTTAGAAAGAACAAACAAATGGATGGACTCTGGATTTCCTCATGGTGCATTTGGAACTACTTGGAATAATCCTTTAGGTAAGTTTCCTTATGTAGAAAATAGTAGAATTATGACAAACAAGTATTATGATGGTGTGGTTATATCAAAAGTTTGGAAAGATATAGATTGGGAAGGTTGTTGTGGTGCAGAAGATTTTTATGTTACCTTACAACTTTTAACAAAGGGCTATCCTAATAGAGTATGGTATGAGTTTGTAGTTGATGCTGGAGCCTCTCATAAAGATGGTGGTTGTTCTGATTATAGAGATGCAAATTATCACAATCAATCTTGTATAGAATTACAGAAAAAATTTCCACAATTTGTGACTTTAAAATATAAAGAAGATAATAATCCAAATATGAAAGGGATAATGTTAGCTAAATCACAAGTTCAATGGAAGAAAGCATATCAATCATCACAAATAAATACACTAGAAAAGTTTATGTAATGGAAGATTATATACGAATATATCAAGACGCTATTGACCCAGATTTCTGTAAACATCTTATAGATAAGTTTGAAACAGATACAGATAACCATGAGAAGATTGAGCATGGTGAGGGTAAGAATATGTCTTTTACTCAACTCAATATGTTTCAACAGAAAACACATAAGTCATGGGAATCAGAAACAAAAACATTACAAGAATGTTTTATGAAACACTTGACAATGTATAAAAAAGAGTGTAATATAATACCTACACAATGGCCTGACAAATATGGATTTGAAGCATTTAGATTAAAAAGATATTTACCTAATGATATTGACCAGTTTAAAGAACACGTTGATGTTACAAATAAAGATAACAATATAAGATTTCTTGTATTCTTTTTATATCTTGATGACAATGATGCTGGAGAAACAATGTTTCCACAGATAGAAAAGTCGTCCTCGTGTAAGAAAGGTTCGTTACTCATGTTCCCACCCATGTGGCCTTGGGTACATCAAGGAATGAAACCAATAGTAAAACCAAAGTATATTGTGGGGAGTTATTTACATTATGCCTATTAGAGATAAATATGTATATCTAACAACAGAAAAAGAAGACCAAACTTGTATAGGTATCAAAGGTGGTAAGTTTGCTGGTGTGGTATTAAAGTATTCTGACGTATCTATTGCAGAGGAAGAAGATGAAAATGGTAATATGCCATTTAAATTTAAATTTGATATATTAGATAACAATGGTTTGTCAAGAGCTCAGTTTGAGAATACTGAGTGGACAACATTAATCGGTGATATATTAGTTGATATAATAGACAGACAGCATGAAGAGGAAGACAAACTTGAATCAAACAATTGAAAAAACAACATTAAGTAATCTTATATCAAACGAGAGATATGCTCGTAAGGTATTACCATTCATTAAAGAACATTATTATGATATAAGAGAAGAAAAGGTTGTTTTTGAAGAAATAACTAAGTTTGTTGATAAATACAATAAGATGCCTACTAAGACTACTCTAGAGATAGAGTTAGAGGGTAGGAAAGATTTATCAGAAGTAGAACACAAAAAGGTTGTGGAACTTATTCAATCACTTAATTCTACAGATGTAGATTTTGATTGGTTGGTTGATACAACAGAAAAGTTTTGTAAAGACAAAGCTATCTACAATGCAATCGTAGATGGTATAAAGATTATAGATGGGAAAGATGGAAAACGAACAGCAGAGGCGATACCAGAAATACTCACAGATGCTCTTGGGGTTTCTTTTGATTCTAGCGTTGGGCACGACTATCTGGGCGATAGTGACAATCGTTTTGACTATTACCACAGGGTAGAAGAGAAGATACCATTTGACCTAGACTTTTTTAATAGGATTACAAAAGGTGGTTTACCACCAAAGACATTGAACATTGCACTCGCTGGAACAGGAGTAGGTAAATCTCTATTCATGTGCCATGTGGCTGCAAACTGTCTATCGCAAGGTAAGAATGTATTATACATTACTCTTGAGATGGCAGAAGAAAGGATTGCAGAAAGAATAGACGCAAATCTAATGAATATCTCTATGGAAGATTTACATGATTTGCCAAAGAAAATGTTTCAAGATAAGATTACCAAGATTACAAAGAAAACATCTGGTAAACTTATCGTAAAAGAATACCCAACTGCAAGTGCTCATAGTAGTCACTTCAGAGGTTTAATCAAAGAATTAGCGATTAAGAAATCGTTTAAACCAGATATCGTATTTATTGATTATTTGAATATATGTGCATCAAGTAGATTTAGAGGTTCACAGAATGTTAATTCGTATATGTA